TTAGTTTATCAGCATGATTTTTAGCAATATCGTGAGCTAAAGCAATGCCTGTTAAGCGTTGTTGGGCAAACCCAAACCAGTTCTTTTGACCTGAACCAGCTTGGGATACCAAATAACTTAATAAATCATCAGTTGTTTTAACTTGTGTTGTCATTTCTTTTCCTCAATTAATTAAGAGTTAGACCATCCGTATTGGTTGCCGCGTGGATGAACTGTAAACATACATTTAGCTTCAGCAGTTGGGTTAGGATCAACTTGGAATTGACCTACGCGACCATTAAATGCGTAATTAACATAATCTGTTCCATCGGTTGCCTGAATAACAAAAGTTCTATCAATTGTGCCGTTTTCAGCATCATCTCTCATTAATAGTAATTGTGTATCAGCAGGATTCCATGCCGCAGTAATAGTCATTGATGTTGGTGGGGCTTGTGTAGGAATCTTGTCAGATTGACGAGAACCTGCCACATTGTAATTAGCCATTGCATCATCTTGACCAAAAGCAGGGATAGCTTCTACTGGTAAAACATTAGCTGAAACACAAAAAGCGTCTGTATTAGCGAATGTTGATAATTCAGCAATTGTTAAAACAGTTGGAGTTGCACCTGCTTGACAATATAGAGTTGCGCTAAAACCTGGTAAAACTTTATTTGGAAGTGCCATAATTATTTCCTCACATTAAAAAAATTAAAAAATCTTATGTTGGTATATATAAAGTGCAGTCCATAAATATATTATGAAGCCCAATCTCATTGTCGTATCCATGATATAACCACACTACATCTGCCTTTGAAACATTAAAACTATGGCCACCGCCACCAAAAGTTCCACTAAAACCATGTAATGCTTGCAAAATATCGTTAGAGGTATCAAAACCATCTGCCATTTCTTGCGTAAATACACTAATCTGAAAAACAGGGGTATCTATACCTTTAATACTTTGAACATTACCAGTATAAACTGGTTGATGCACATCTCTTAATTGCCAAGTAATAAATTTAGGTTGCGTTGCATAATTTCTATTAAAATTTGCATATACAGGTATAGGCGTAACTATACTAGATAATTCTGCCTGTATTGCCTGTGCATATTCTCTAACATCTTGTTGAGTTGCCATCTATACATCTACACTTGGTTTATTAAAGTAACATATTAAAGTTACACTCATTCTATCATTAGATATACTAGAATCAGCTATTCGCCAATCAACATTTTGATAAGTTATTGAATATAAATTATCGTTATCTACTATATCTCTTGTGTTTGGTGTGTAGTTAAATTTCATTTGCACCAAATCACTATATATTCTAAATTTTTCTGAAGTGCTTACACTAGCTCTTACTTCAGATATTAATGGCCTGCTTGTAAATTTAAGAGTTTTAGTTGTTTGTGTTGCACCATAACTGCTTGTGGCAAAAGACAAGTCATTAACTTCTACTGTTTCGAATTTTGTTATGGCCATTTACATTACCAATGGTTTATAAGGTCTTAATAAACAATCCACTCCATAAGGAATCTTTTGCAAACCATCCGTTACTGATTCTGATCTATTATTATAAAGATGCGTAAATAATAACAAACCAGCTTGCTTAATTACAGGATAAGCCTGTGTAAAGTTTGCATTTTGTGTATATTCAACAATGACAGGACTTGTTCTAAAAGTGCTTACATCCGATGGAATACCGCTATTTAATACAACTTTATTTCCTGTCGAATCATAATAATAATTACTTGAAGCAATCGTTGTTAAAACGCTCGGTGTGCTTCCATTATAATAAGCAACTTTTGTAATGCTTAAATTACCGCTATTAAACTTATCAACATAACTTGTAACTGGCAAATCTAAATAAACAGGCGTTGAAAAATTAGCTGATAAGCCATAATAAACCCTATATGAAGTAGGAAATATTGACATACCAAGATAATCTTCAATATGCATGCGAACCGCTAATTCTAAACTTTCTAAATACGCATCTTGCGATTCGTCAGTTCCTAAATTTAACTGTTGCGCTATTTCGTCTATTGTTAGCCAGTTTGTAGTTAAGTCGCGACTAATCTGTTCAAACTTATCATAGTTAAACGGATTGCGAGTAGTTCCATACGGCACTTGTCCTAATGTATCAGTCATTATGCAGAACCTATTAAAAATACTCCAGCAAAAGGATCACGAATTGTTGATGCTAAACGCTTTTCAGCATAGAGCGTTACAAAGCCTGGAGCAGTTTGGTCAAAGCGTTGAATTGTCATTTCTTCAGCATCCGCAATGGTATAAAAATGTTCCCAACAAGCTAATACGCCTGATAAAGAACCTGATCCTGGAGTTGTTAAATATGGATTAGGTATAACAGGGAATCCAAATAAATAAACTAATGATCCACCATCTTCCGTTCCTGTTTCTACAAACATTGGAGCGCCACCTGTTGATCCTTTTAATTTTCTTAATTGCAGAATTAAAGATGGATGTAAATGCCACGCCGTTCCTGGAACATTCATATATTGTGAAGGTAACGCTTTAACTGCTTCTACAATTTGATCATAAGTTATTTGAGTGTTAGTAAATTCAGTTTTTAATATTGTATGAATACCATTTGTTATTGCAGTTCCACTACTTCCATAAGCTGGAGTAGAAGCGCTTGTTAGGTATGTAGTTAATCCTCTTAATCCACTTGTTCCGCCTGTTGAAGTTGTTGATGATCCTGCTTGGTCATCATTAGTTGCCATTGATTGCGCTTCTAATTGACTAAATTCCAACATTAAATCATTAACAAGAGCTGAATCAATAGCATTGATGTCATCCATAACGGCAGTTCTAATTGGTAATTGAGCAGTAATAACTCGTGTTGGCATTTGCCAAGTAGTTGTAGCAATATTTGGTGAACCTGCATTGGGAGTAACAACATACAACCAAGGATTTGTTGAGTTTGCGGCATTACCTGTTTTAGCCACAAATTGAGCGGCTGATCCTGTGTATGTAACTTGACGGCTTCCCATTCTAAATGGGTTTGCATATCTTAAAGCGGCAAAAGCGTCATCAAAATAAACTCTACCACCAATATTTAAACCTGATCCTGTTAGCGTTGATGCTTCTTCTACATCTTTGGTCTTATTCTTATCAGTAAAATTAACTGTGGCCTTGCCTTCAGTTAAAGCCTGTTTAATGCCATTTAAAATTTTATTAGATGTATTCATTTGTATTCCTAATTAGTTAAGAAAAAAAGGCGGCGATAAAACCGCCTTTTCCCCATATTACATTAATGCTATAGATCAGCAGTTTTTGTTGATCTGTAACGAACTAAAGCAAAAGGATCAACGATAGATGTTGCTAATCGTTTTTCACCATAGAAAGTTATAGAACCTGGCAATGTTTGATCATAACGGCGTAATATCATGTTTAAACGATCCACAATAGTATGACCTTTAGTAAAATCACCAAAAAACATTGGATATAGATTATCTGTTCCAGGCGATGCAGAATATTTAGAAGGTGCATTTACATAAGTATTAACAACAACATCAAAACCTAGTAATTTACCAACAATACCATCATCGCGAGATAAACCATCAACATAAATTGGGCGCTTTTGATCATCTACTAATCCACGAATTGCTGAAAGCATAACAGGATTAATAACAAATTTAGCATTAGGTGTCCAATATGCTTGTGGTAATGCATAAACAAAATTAACAATGTCTTTATAAACAACATTATTTGCTAACGCATTTCCGTTTGTTGTTAATTGATCGTATGTTGCTAAATTATGCAAACCATCGCTTGATGCCGTTCCTGATGTTCCAAAAGATGATGTTGAAGTAGTGCCACCTGTGTAAGTAGCATTAGCACCTGGATATTGATTAAGACCGCGTAAGCCGTCAGAACCACCGCCACCTGTTACAGTAGCAGAACCTTGATCATTGTTTGTAATCATAGATTGAGCTTCGCGTTGGCTAAATTCAGCTAACATATCTGAAACTACATTAGATTCTAAACCATCAATGTCATCTAAAGCCGCAGTTCTAATTGGAAATTGAACATTTAAGTCTTTCATGTTTAATTGCCAAATTGCCATTGCTTCAGTTGTAGCCGCAGTATTATTAACAACAGGATAACCCCAACCCGCGCCTGCATCACCTGTTTTAGCTCTAAATTGATATGTAGAACCATCAGTAGCAACAGAACGAGATACGCCGCGCATAGGATTTATTAAACGCAATGAAGCAAATACTGGATCATAAGCAGTTCTACCACCAATGCCAGCACCCGAACCTGTTAAAGTTGAAGCTTCTTTAATGTATGCGTCATATTGACCAACATCTTCAAATAATTTAATTTCTTTTTCTACGCGACCATTGCCCTTCATAAATTCAGCAAGTTGGCCTTTAACCATACGATTAACTTCTTGCGAAATTGATTTGTATGTTTTAATTACTGGAGTTGAGTTAATTGAAGCCACTTTAGCTTCAAGTGCCGCTACTTTTTCATCAAAAGAAGCTACAGTTTCAGCAAGTTTAGCATCGACAGTAGCAGTTACTTCTTCTACCTTCGCTAAATTAGCCGCTTCTATAGCGTCTAGTTTTTCAATAATTTTTTCCATGATTTATCCTTTTAAACGATTGTTAAGATGTTTAAGAAGTTCTCTTTGCTCAAAAGCTTTAAGCAATTCTGCTTCTTGATTTACCACCGCATCAGCATCACTCTGAATAGGTGCTTTTTCAACTTTAATTTCAGGCTCATCACGAGTTGCTAAAATTTGTTTGAAAATTGAAGATGCGGTGGTCGCATCTTTTCTTGAAAGTTTTGCATCACGCAATGCTTTCTCGATAAGTTTTAAGTCTAAAGAACCATCGGCTCTAAAGCACTCTAATTTCGAGATTTCAGCATCTAAATTATTTGGTTGCATAAC